TTTTTATTATTTTTTTTGGTTTTTATCTTTTATAAGAAAAAATGAAAATCGAAGAATTGAAACTTCGAAACAAAAATAAATTCAGAAAAAATCCCAAACTGAAATTACACATCAAGAAGAAAATAAAATCTTCCTTTTGGATGCAATTGAGTAGGCCACTGTCTTGTCTTTTGTGCAGTAGATCTTTCTGTGTGAGCATAAACCATAGCTTGGATCTCGTGAATCTTAGGAAATGTGGTTGATTTTAAATCATCTAGAATAGGAAATAGTCCAGATCGAATCATCCACTGAATCGCGGTCCAGTTTGGCTCGATGCCTCTCTCGTGAACAAGCTTGTTAAATATGTACTCGCATAGGGCGTGAAAGCGGACTGAGTGTCCACAGTTGGCGTAAGCCATGCCGAGTGCGGCAGCTGCTAAGCGTCCAAAGTCTTGAAATCTCTCAGGAAAGTAGAGATGTCGAAGCAAATCTTCGTCTGTACGGTAAGGTATACCATAAGCGTTGAAATAGCTTAAGACTGAAACGTTAGTAAGTTTGTTACTGTAAGAGGTTTTATCGGAGCTGAGCTTAGCGTTGAAGTAGTACTTCGCGGCTTCTTGAAGCTTGGTTAGAAAGTCTGGTCCGTAGATTTCGAACATTCGTTCGCAAAATGCGGTAATTGAGTCATCGCCTTGGAAGCGAGCCCAGAATCTTTCAGAGTTAATATTCACACCTAGAGCAGATAGACATGTTGTGAGCATAATCGCATTGCAGAATGAGTCAAGGAGCTGGGTTTGTTGAAAACCAGAGCCAAAACCATTCCATCTCCATCGGTAGAGAAGACCATTAGGTAGTAATATTGGTGTATTGAGAATAGAATACGTCATCCAGGTCCAAAGTCGGTCTAGCTTGCGCTTGTCAGCGGGCTGTGCGTGTGGATAGAATGAAGTAGGTTCGTACTTCGAAAAATCAAAATATGAACGCCATATACGGTGAACAATTGAAATTAGTTGGTGCAGTAATCGGTTGTCAAATTGACTCCAATCGGCTGAAAGAACTGTGTTCGGTGGTCCGTTAGCGTAACATTCAGAAAATAGCTTTCGCCATCCTCCTCGAATGATTTCTCGTCCCCATAGCATTCGTCCGGCGTCGGTGTTCAGGTAGGTAGCCTGCATGACCCAGATAAACATAAGTTCGACCATTAGTAAGAGTTTTGAAGCTCCAAAAACGGCTCGGACCTTGTCAGGTTCATGAGCTGCCACAACATGCGTTCGCATGTGTAGAACTAGCCAGTAGTACGGTTTGGGTGTCAAACCGTTCCAGAA